ATCCGACAGTTGTAATTTTTGACGAATTGCATGCCCAGCCGAATAGAAACCTTTGGGAAGTTATGACCTTTGGAGCAGGCGACGCCCGTAAGCAGCCGCTTTGGTGGGTTATTACTACGGCGGGTGACGATCCGGACCGGAAAAGCATCGGGTGGGAAATACACGAACAGGCCAGAAAGATTAAAATTGGCGAAATTATCGATCCAAGCTGGTATGTGAAAATCTACGGAGCGCCGGATGACGCAGATATTTACGACGAAAAAATCTGGTTCGAGGTGAATCCTTCCCTTGGAATTTCAATATCTTTAGATTCTGTTCGAAGAGAGGCTGTTGCCGCGAAATACAGCGAGGCAACTGAGCGTCTTTTCCGCTGGTTGCGTTTAAATCAATGGGTTTCTGTAAAACGTATTGGCTGGCTGCCGATTACTCTTTGGGACGACACGGAAGGGCATTGGACACGCGAATCATTGTACGGGAAATATTGCTATGCCGGAATTGACTTGTCAACACGAATCGATTTGGCACCGCTTCTTTACTTGTTTCCGCCGCAGGAAGGTCTCACAGATTGGCGATTTTTCTTCGATGCGTTTGTTCCGGCCGACAATATGCGCCGGCGCATGGAAGTCGATCACGTCAACTATGAACAATGGTCAAAGGACGGATACATTATTGCGACGCCTGGGAACGTCGTTGACTATAAGAAAATTGCAGACAGAATACGCACAATGGAGCGCCTGTATAAGGTACAGTACCACTGCGGAGATCCGTGGCATCTTGAAGTATTGAAGCAGCATTTATCCGACGAAGTACAGCGCAAATTTGTTGAAATTCCGCAAACAATGGCCGGTATGAGTACGGCAATGGGCGAGCTGGAGCGGATGTTTCTGGGCGTGGATAAGGAAACAAACAAGCCAAAGGAAATATCGCACGAACACAATCCGGTTGGGCGCTGGGCATTTGGTAATGTCGTTATAGCAACAGACGGAAACGCGAATGAAAAGCCAATGAAAGATCGCAGCATTGAGAAAATCGACCCTATTGTAGCGCTGATAAACGCCATGGCCGGCGCTATAAAGCTGGAACCGAAGCGCAGCGTATATGAGCAGCGCGGCTTGCGTGTTGTCGGATAAAATAAAAGAGGTGAGTACGTGAAAATCAAGTTATTTGGCAGGATATTAGAAATAAAAGCGTCCGCCTCTGGCGTTTCTGCACTTCCGTCGCTGTGGGATGATAGCGGCTGGTCAAGTTATCTGGCGGGGCGCGGGTATAGCGTACCGGCAGAAACGGCACTTCAAATCTCAGCTGTGTTCCGGTGCATCGACCTGGGAAGCAAGACAATCGCCGCTCTTCCGCTGCATCTGTACCGGCGCACACCGAACGGGAAAGAAAAAGCAACAGAAAATCCGCTGTATCAGATGCTTTACGTCCTTCCGAACCCGCAAACAACCGCATACGAATTTTGGCAGATGTACGTCGCAAACATCATGCTTACGCGCGGTGGATTCGCCAAAATCAAGCGGGATTATCGCGGTAAAATAACCGCGCTGTGGAACCTTCCGACGCATCGAGTAAGCGGGATTCACATAAATTCAGTTAGCGGAGAACGCTATATTGACGTTTTCGCGGATGACGGGAAGAACGAGCGCTTGCGCGAAGGGGAGTTCATGTATACCCCGGGCTTCCTGTTCAACGAGCGAACCGTTCCGCATGACGCAATGACGATCGCAAGCGAAGTGCTGGGCCTTACGAAAACGATCACGCAGTACGCGCGGCAATCTGTTGATTCAATCAACCCCGGCGGCTTCATCGAGTACCCGAATGGACTGAGCGATCAGGCGTACAACCGATTTAAGGCAGACTTCGAAGCAAACTACAAGGGCGTAACGAACGCCGGCAAGTTTCTATTTCTTGAAGAAGGCGGGAAGGCTGCCTTGCTGCAGCGCGATCTTGAAAAAATGCAAGTGCTGGAATCCCGCAAACACGCCGTCACGGAAGTGTGCCGGATATGGGGTATTCCGCCGCATATGTGCATGGATTTGGAAAAAGCGACGTTCAGCAACATCGAGCAGCAGTCTGCTGAGTTTGTGCGTGACTTTGTAAACCCTCTGACCGTTCGGCTTGAACAGACACAGTATCGCGATTTGCTGTCAGAATCGGAACGGCTTACATATTTCTCAAAGTTCAACACGAACGCGCTGCTTCGCGGAGATACGGCTACAAGGACAACGTACTATAACGTAATGCGGCAGGGTGGCTTAATGGACGGGGATGAAATCCGTGGCCTTGAAGATATGGAGAATATGCCGGACGGCCTCGGAAAGATATTTACAGTGAACGGGAACATGATCCCGTTGTCAGCCGTGCCGATGAACCTGCCAAAAGGCGCACAGGCGACCGCGAAAGGTGTGATAACATGAAAAAGTTTTGGGAATTTAAGGCGCTCGCCGATAAAAAGGCCGGAGAATTGTATTTATACGGCGAAATATCCGATATAAGCTGGATGGATGACACAGTAACGCCCGCGAAGTTTCAAAGCGAAATGTCCGCGCTTGGCGACATAAAAAACCTGAATATCTATGTTAACAGCCCAGGAGGCGACGTTTTTGCAGGAATCGCGATATTTTCCATGTTAAAACGCCATAAAGCCTATAAAACTGTCTATATTGATGGAATCGCGGCAAGCGCGGCAAGCGTGCTGGCTATGGCCGGAAACAAAATCGTGATGCTCAAGGGCACTATGCAAATGATCCACAATGCATGGGCCGCCGTTGTCGGGAACAGGGATGACCATGAAGCGATTGTCAGCGTGCTTGACCGCATCGACGAGCAGCTTGCGGATATTTACTCCGAACGAACCGGGAAAAGCAAGGAAGATATCAAGAAATGGATGTCTGCTGAGCGCTGGATGACCGGAGAGGAAGCCGTATCCGACGGATTCGCAGATGCGATTGAAGAAGGAAAACAGATTGCTGCCTGCGCCGACACTGAAAAGTATTTCGCCCGGTACAAGAATCCACCGAACCTAAAACCAGCCGAACCGACCACTCCAGAAGCCGCCAATAAGGGCGGTTTTTTATTGCCCAAACCCGCTGACAACGGGGACGAAAGTCAGCCCGTGGCAGATATAAACGAATACGATCAGCAAGACGCGCTGAAAGAACAACGGAAACAACTGTACAGGATGAAAAACAAATTATACGGAGGAAAGAAAAATGGCTAAGATTTATGACCTGTTGCAGGAACGGGCAACACTGAACGCATCGCTTCGCGCATTGAACGAAAAATATCTTGACAGCGGAGAAATTATGTCCGGCGAGGACAAGGCCCAGCTTACGAAAATGGAAGCACGGTACGACGTGCTTGATAACATGGTTGATACGTATAACCGGCAGCTTGAACGTGACCGCAAAGAGGGAGAAAAGCCCGCGGAGCAGGCGAAATCTCCGCAGAACGCAGAACGCATGAAAGCGTTCAACGACGTTCTGCGTTTTGGCGGTCAGCAAGCGATGCAGGTTTATGCGGCCTTGCAGCAGGACAACCCGTCGCAGGCCGGATATTTGGTAGCGCCTGAGGAGTTCAGAAATGAACTTATCAAAGGGATTGACGCGCTTGTGTTCATGCGGCAAAAGGCAAACGTAATCCCGCCTATGAAAAACGCGCAGTCCATCGGATACCCGACGCAAACCGCTGACATGGGCGCATGGGCGTGGGGAAACGAGTTGACAGAACCTACTGACGACACCACGCTGGCCGTCGGGAAGCGCGAATTTAAACCGAATCCCGGAATGTCCGGTATTAAGATTAGCAAAACGCTTCTCCGGAATATGCCTGGTGTTGACGCTTATGTTCGCGGAAGGATACAGGCAGAAGCTGCAAAAAATCTGGAAACCGCGTATATGACCGGTTCCGGAGCAGGGCGGCCTCTGGGCTTATTTGTTGCTTCCGCAGACGGAATTAACACGGATCGCGACGTGTCTACCGGGAACACTGCAACGGAAATCAAGTTCGACGGCCTGATCGAAGCGCAGGAAAAGGTTGATCCGCAATATCAGGAAGGCGCCGAATGGATTTTCCACGGCACTGGCGTTAAACAACTGCGCAAACTGAAAAATTCCGACGGCCAGTATATTTGGCAGCAGTCTGTTGTTGCCGGGCAGCCCGACATGCTGTTGAACAAACCGGTGAACCGGTCCGCGTATGCGCCGAGCACTTTTACGACCGGTTTGTATGTGGGGCTGTATGGAAACCTGAAAAACTATTGGATTTGCGACGCCATGAGCCTTGAAATCCAGGTGCTGAACGAAATACACGCGAAAAGCAACCAGGCCTACTATCTGAGCCGTATTGAAACCGACGGTGCGCCTGTATGGTCCGCCGGATTTGCCCGCGTCAAGCTGG